ATTTTGCTTCTAACATAATGATCCACTTCAGATCGGGTTTTCCAGACATTAGGCATATTGACACTAGCCAAAAACATGCCCCTGCACATCTCATAAGCAAACTGATTCGTCCCCATGGTGTCAACCATAAGACCCAAATACTTGCTCTGCCAGTGTTCAGGGACAAAACCCACTTGCTTGTCGCTCAATGCCAATCTATGAAAATACTCCTCCTCATGTCTCCAGGGCATCACTTGCCACTTACCAAACACCTTCATCATTACAAAATGCCGCTTAAGGAATACAGGCCCTTTCTGTATTATATCATGACCCATGTATCTACCATCAACATACTTTGGTTTTATTCTAGTTAAAAATGCACTGTGAACACCATCGGGTAAGAACAGGTCTGTTTGATCAAGCTTAAATTCCAAGCCAAAGCAGCTCTTCATATATCGCTGAAAAGTACCCAACGGGTATTCGGCGTTCCTGCCACCGCACAAGTCATCAAGAAACTCCTTAACGCCACCATACAGTGAATCATCACCGTATTGTCCAGCTGGAAGGAATGACTCTCTAAATCTTTCTGCGCGCTCCGGATCCACTCTTTCTATATCCCTATGTATCATCATGTAAACACAAGTCATGCACATCTCCATATATATCGTATCAATCCAAGATGTAACCAACAATCCTGAGAATATTTGCCCTATAATCATTCGCACCTCCTGCCCAATCCATTTGACGAGCTTTACAGCCATTTCATGCGCCCTTTGCAAGAAGAACGCACGAGTGACTTTGTAATCTTTTGAACCATTGTCTTTCATCTTTGCTAAAGGCATGAGTAGTATGAGAGAGATCATGCAAGCAAGGGCAGACTGGTCGAAGTTGATAATATCGAAGGTGAAGTAAAACATATCTAACCGTCTCCAACCCATCTTCTGGGCAAAGTACCGAGCACCGCCTTTCTTCCATTTATGAGTAATCATACAGGAACCCCTCATGTAACTACCCTTCATGAACTCAGTATACAATATCTTGTCCATCAGCAGGTGGATCATGCAACTAATAAAGATTAATCGTGTTTTAGTCGTACTCGCCCCTTCCTTCCTAATCTCAGCTTTAACCGCTATCTTTGACATGAGAAGAGGGAACCACTCTGGGTCTAATATCTTATTCTCAACTCCATTTTCCACCATGTCCACTATCTTTAAGATCTCCTGTTTTGCGAACGCTCCGGCCATCTTTTGCTTGCAAGTGTTGTCAAACATGCCGACAACCTTCTTTATGAACTTATATCCTTTGAACGCTTCTCCTTTTCCGTCAACACTGGCCTTCCCACGATCACCACCGCCCTGCCTGACGGCCTCAAACTCATAGTCAAACGCTTCCTTCTTTACTGGAAAATAGCCTGCACTCTTGGAGGGGTCATAAGTTAAATCCCCCAAGGTACGCTTCGTTATGACAGGTATTGTTTCAACGTCCGGCATGCGTGAGAGAAGAAGGGTGTACGCGCTGGCAAGGACATCCGGAGGGATATCCGGTTTCAATCTATGCCTCATACTCTTCTTCAATGCCTCCACCACTCCCTGACTCGTCCCTCCCGATATAAAGGCTTTGGCGACATTTCTAATCGGGGAATTCGGGACAAGCAACTCTTTCCTCACGTAGTGACAGGCAAGGTGAGATGCATCACACATATACTTTGGGTTGTTCTTCAAGCTCTCAATGGCTTCCGACACAGGCAGGTCGGAAATTTCCAACGAAGCCTCCATGGTGCAAGGCAGCTGAGTGAAACCCAGCCGGTATGTGTACCAAGAAGCAAACAAATCAAAATTCAGTGGACCCCACAGAGAAGAAACATTGCATATTCAACAAAAAAACGTAAACATAGAAGACCTTGTAAGAGGACCACAATGAACG